AGCGTGGCGCCCGTGGTCACAGTGTACTTGTTCGGGAGGCGGATCTTCAGCGTATTGCCGATCTTGGCGCCCGAAACCGCGAAAGAGTCGTCGTACTGACGATTGACCTTACCGACAAAGTTAAGATTTTGGTGCAGAATCGCCAGCGCCCGACGCGTGACCGCAGTCGGGGTGAGAAGTGTATTGGCCATAACTCAATCCTTGATTGGCCAAACGCTCCTACCTGGGTCGTTGAGAGGGTAGCTCCCCTGCGTTGTACTTCCTCATGTAGTCCCCGATGTCCATTGTGTCCTCATCGATGGACTTAGGCGCAGATTTGCCACCCACTGGCTTGATAGGCTCAGGAGCGTTTGTCGTTTTCTTCCTCGGCTTTGCCTTGGGCGCTTTCAAAGACGCCTCCAGCAATGCCATCTCACGCACCTGTTGCACCGGATCGAGTTTGGAAATACGCGCGGCCTCTTCGGGATTGTTGCCAAGATGATACTGCACCTGATGCCCGATATCGCTAGCGAGCAGTGCAGATGTCATGGCTTCCGTCACCGTGAGCGATGGATCAGCGGCAACTTCCTCGAAATCTTCGAATTCCTCAACGCCCTTAGCAAACAACGCTTTAGCCTGAGTGACTACCTCGGCTTCTCTGGCTTGAGCTGTCTGCTGCTTCTGGGCTTGAGCGGCCTCCTTGCCAGCTTCAGCCAAAGCCTGCTTCACGGCTTGGCGGCTGGCCCAAGATGACCGATCTTCGAGATATTTCGCGTAGTCGTCGTACTGATCCTGTTGGGGCTGGGGATCATCTTGAGTCTGCGCGGACGTCTGTTCAGCGGGCTTGGGGGCCTGCTGCGCCTGCTGCATCAAGACATCGATCTGAGCCCTGAGGCGTGCGTTTTCGTCCCTTTCTGAATTCCGTTCTGCAACAAGTTTCCTGATGCGCTTTTTCGGATCTGGCCGAGACCGGCGACGTTTGGGCTTTTCTTCCTCTTCGTCCTCGGATTCCTCATCATCGTCAGAGGCTTCCTGCTCCTCAGAGGCTTCATCCTCATCAGTCGGGGTCTCTTCTTCCTCGGCTTCTGCATCCTCGCCGTCAGTGGAGGTGGCTGCAGCCTCCTGCTTCTCAGCCTTTGGCTCTGGCTTGGGCTTTGGTTCCTCGCCGGCCATTTCGCGGATGTAGTCTTCCACGGTCGGTTCGTTATCTTCGGACATTTAACGCGATCCTCCTACGCGAGCGGGGGCTGTTCCCCATTCGGACCACCCGGTCCAGTATTCAATGTGGTGATAGCCTGTTGTGCTGCCGTTTGCAAGGCAAGCTGCATCTGAGGCGTAGCCATGACCATTTCGATCAAGGCCGCGATGTTCTCTATCTGTTGCCCGTCTGCCTCGGCCTCCAGCTTCTCTACGCTGGCCATGTCCTTGCGACCTGCAGCGATGCCAGTGCCAAGCTTGGTCCGGGCTTCCATCTGTCGCGCCTCAGCATTAACGATCTGGGCCTGCGCTTTCATCTGCTCGGCTTGGGCAAGGACCATCTCTGGGCTGGGCTCAGGCGGTCCTGGCGGCTGTTCGCCCTTTTCCGGGTCAGCTTCGACGATACCCTTGGCAATGGCTTGCTTTCTCAAGCGCTCGTAAAGCTCATCAGCACCTGGCAGATCCAGGTTCTTAACCAGCAGATCCAGTGTGTTAGCTACAAGGTCCGGATTGCCGCTCTGCAGGATCTTCTCGAAAAAACTCGCGGCTTCCATGCGCTTAGTCGAGAAGGACGGCCCCGGCACCATCTCGATATCGTATTTGCCGACGGACAGATCATTCTGAAGCTCGCCCGTCTCAGGGTTTACCATGTTGATCTCAACCATCTCCTCGGCATCGTCCTCGCCGAGAATGCGAACGATTCGCTCGCCATCATAGATCTTGGGGATGAGATCCAGGAGCTGCTTGCCGCAGTAGCTGATAGAACGGTTGAGGTTATCCGTGAAGTGGAAGTTGGCCACATCGCCCTGCGTGTCGCGGCGCTGGATGGCTACTCCACTGATTTCTGTGCTGTCTGCGCCCGTGGAGGCTGGGTAGACATTCGTGGTTGCCTGCAGACCGGCTACAGATTCCTGCTTAAGAGTAAGTAGCGCTGCTGGAACTGCTGGTGGCTGTGCTCTTTGGGGCGGACCTGGAGCATTGGGGTCATGATTGTACCGCAGAAACGGCGCGTTCTGTCGATTGGCGATTTCCCATTCATTCTCAAGGCTAGCAAACTGCTGTGTAGTACCAAGATATGGCTGTTTTGGCGATAGAGCCACATGCTCAACTGCCGCAGAGTTGTGATAGTTGATCATGCGCTGGGAATCTTTGCCTACACGCACCAGACCACGGATCACGCTGGATTCATTGAGGAAGACCTCCTCGCCGATCACTGCAATCACGGGAATGTATTTGCCGGGCCATTTGCGAGGCTCTTCAAGGATATCGGCGCCATTGATCACAGCGCGCCAGACCTCGGAGCTATCGATCTCCCGCTCTTCAGGATAGGGCGGAAGTGGCTCGCCAAGAGCTGCGGCTTCTTCAGCCTGAGCCTGAACCATGGCGGCCCTGGTCTCATCATCCAGATCGGTCACATCCTGAATGGTGCCATCAGCCATGCGCCAGAGGGTCTTCTTCTTAGGTTTCTTGTAGAAATACTCAGCGATCAGAACAAACTCGCCCGTGTACCAATCGGAGAACCAGGAGCGATTGGTCGGGCTCTCAAAGCTCATCGTGCTGTAGCCGGGATAGGTCTCGGCAAAACCCTGCTTACTCATCCACGTGAGCACCCAGCAACGGGTGGCATCATCGCGTGTTGGGCTCTCGGCATCGGCATCCCAGACCACGCTCAGGCCGTTCCTGATGGCCTTGATGCGGATATCCTGATCGAAAGTGTCGTCGTCCGTGTATTCAGTGACGATGCGGAAGGCACCCATGCCGGAGATCGTGGCATTCTCGCCAGCCTTCACATAGGCATTGCCAGTGCTTGAGAAGCTCTGTTGCTCGATGTTGCGGATCAGGCCCTCATAGATCTCAGCAATGGCGGGATCGGCTTGGCTATCAACCGGGCGCGCCTTCACCGCCGGCTTATTCATCCGCATATCATTGGTGATCTGGCGGACTGCCGGGGCTAGGTGATCCTCTGTGATGACCGGACGATTCTGCGCCTCGCGCTCGATGCGATCCTCATTCAGCCACTGGTCCTCGGCATAAAACCGGATGTCATCGGACATCTTCTCCAGATTGGTCCGGTTCTTCTCGTAGTCCTTCTTGTAGAGGCTACGGGCCGAGGCGAGGAAATCCTCGTCTTTCTGAGTGTCGCTGACGGGGCCGATGGGATCAGGCATTCGCTCTATCGCGCTTTTCGTGCTTATGGATTAGATCTTGGTTGGCCGCAAGAAGGATCTCTAGATTGGTGATCGCGTATTCCAGATCGGCCTCAAGCTCAGCCACCCGCTTCTCAAGCTCAGCAAGCATCTGGTGGCCTTTGGTGGATTTGCTCATGTGTGCCTCTCGCACCATTCATGGGCGCAGCGCCAAGCCGCACCAGCATCATCAAACAAGGCAGAATGACCATCCTTGAAAACCCGGTCCGGTGGAAACCGGACGATCCACCTGAGATCGCCGCCAAGCTCTCTAAATCGTCCTATGCGGGGCTTTCTCATATCGCTGCCCAGCCTCCTCGCCGAACCGGCCTATTCGGATAAGCTTTCGCCTGCTCTGGCATCGGCCAGATCTTCCCAAGCTTCTCATCCTCGATACGCGCCATGGCGTCCAACATATCATCGTGTTGGCCAACCGGGAAAGGCAGATATTCCTCATGGATGAAGGCGTTCGCGATATCCACGGCCTTTCCTTCATAGTTGGTGCGGATCATGATCCTGGGGATGAAAAACCTTCCTTCCTCGAAGATCGGCACGAGTCGGCGGATGCGGTCGTTCTTGGGCATCTGGCCACCAAGTTCGGTGATGGGAAAACGGTAGTTCTCGCTGTTCTGCACGGTGCGGATGAACTCGATGTCCGCTTGCATACCGTACTTCTCGTAACCCACACCCTTGGGTCGCCAGCGACGGTGAAGTTCCATGAGCTTGTGGGCACGTTCTGTAAGATTGAGTCTGTCACGGATTGCATCCAACCAGTAGTAGTTGTCATCCTGGCCAAGACCGATGACCATCATCGTGGTGTAGTCGCTGGTCTTCTTCTTCTCGCTGGCTGGGTCCACCAAGATATAGGTGTTCATGCCTGACCCGTCGTTCTCATCGTCGTAATAGTTCAGCCACTTCTCGCTGAAACCCTGGGCATCGTCGGCGATGGGATTGAGCAGCATCTGGCTGCTAAAGATGTACGGCCCCATGGCCTGACGCTTCTGGTCCAAGCGCCCACGCGATAGAAGTACGGGTTTTCCCTCAATGTCGCCGGTATCCGTCGCAGGGAAAACCCTAACATGGATGCCGCGATCCTTCATGACCTTGTAGGTGTCATTGAAGTGGTAGCGCGTGCCGATGTAACGCTCTGTGCCACCGTCGCTGCCTAGATTGAGGCTGAGCGCCCAACGATCCGTGGTCTTCTCGATCATCTCCGGGCTAGAAACGCTCTCCACGGTGACCACATCGTCATAGACACGAAGCTTGAAGTGCTTGGCAGTAGGCTGGCCATCAACCAATCCCCAAGCCTCTACCGTGGATTCCTTGGGGTTTCCCTTGCGTTTGACGATGATGCCGTCGTCTTCGGACCACTTGGGTGCTTCCTTGTGGGGGTCGGTCCAGAAGATGTCGGGGAAGAGGTCTTTCAGGAATTGGTTGCTTTCAAACTCGCGCTTGATCTGGCGAAGGAAGCCTTTGGCGATAGGACGCGTGTGGCTGAAAATGCCAACAGTAAGTTCAGGGTCGTTAAGGATGTCCTGGATCGTAAGGCCAAACGTAATGATGGTGGATTTGTAGTGTTCTCTAGCCCATAGGTCCAAAGATCCGTTAGGAGAGGCCTGCACATCGCGGCAGCGGCTAAAGAGCCAATCCCGCTCAATGTCTGGTCTCCCCAGAATGTACCTGATCAGGAAGTACAGATCCGTCTGTGCCCACTCCCTCAGCGTCGCGTTCTGATCCTCGGTCGAGAGTGCTTTCAAGGATTCGAGCAAGCGCGGATACGCCTTCGTGCTTGTGGGTAACAGTCGATTCAGAGGTGACATGTTTGTCTGGCTTTCCCCATCCACGATCTAGGAGAGCTGTAGCAGCGGCGACACGCGCAGCGGGCGGTGCTTTTGGTTGATCCATGATGCCTTGAAGCGTTTCAATTGCACGCCGAGTGTGCTTGCGCGCTAAAGATCTGATATCTGCTGGAGCTTTAGGCACTTGAGGTATGACCCTCTGTCTGTTTCTTGAGTAATTCTTCTATAACACTAAAGGACGTATGGGCCCAGCGACCATCGCTCATTTCAAACATGATGGTGCCGCTTTCGTTGACCGACACTAAACGCCCATCCGCCGTGAATTCCACGCTGTGCTCATCAGAAACGGGCTTCATTTCTTCTTCCTAGACCGACCCTTCTCGATACCCTTGATGGTGCCCTTGTTGCGGCTGGCGTAGAAGACCTGCGTGCCCTTCTTGGAACCATATTCCTTGGTCATGGCGCGCTTAATCTTTTTGCCTTTCTTGGTGAGGGGCATTAACCCACAGACCCGCTGTTGGTCACGCCTCCGACCATCTTGGGGCCGCCGAGCTGCTTGCCCTTGCCGCTGCCCATCTTCTTGCCAGGGCCATAGGCGCCGAAAGTGCTGCCGTAGCCGCTACCGCCACTCATTTTGCCTGTGGCTTTCTTTCCGGGACCATAGACCGTTTTTCCGCTTTTCTTTCCGTAAGCCATTAGACTTCCTTTCTGATTCGGTACTTTGACGTAGTATGGCCTTGTATTTACTGATTACGCTTTCACTGGAAAGGCCAGCGAAAAGACTTAAGGGACTGCTCATGCATTGCCGCCCGTGAGACTCACCCAGCTCTTATTGCTGACCCTGTGCGGGAGGATGAATACGTCATCCCAAGCAGCCACGACCTTGGCGTTCTCGAAACCGTCCTGGAGACCGTCCTCGTAGCCTTCGAGCCAGAGGGATTCACAGGTCTTTGGGAATAGCTTCTTGAGGATGCGTATCAAATGAAAGCCAGCTCTCTCATCAATGTCCTCCTATCGGGCAAAGTAGGGCGGTGACGATCACGCCCATGATGAAGGCGATTAGGTTTTCTAGGAAACGGGTCATTTTGCCTGTCTCCAAATAAATTCCCACCAGTTCGCTTCAAGATACCTGCGCCGAATCAAAAGCCAGTATATCTTGCTCTTGATCGCATTCCTCATATCTGGCCCTCCGATCGTGACTGGGAAAC